GTTGAATATGCACCGCCACCGCCGCTACCACCACCAGAAACAACCATATATTCAATGGATAGTGGAGCAGCACTTACAACTAAATTACCATTAGCAGTAAATGTTCTATAGAAATAAGAAGCATCGCTCGCAGAAGTTCCACCAGTTACAACGGATTTGGGTGCGCCAGTACCAAAACCAAAACCTCTGGCACCGCCACCCGCTAATGAACTGATAACAGGACTCATTATTTACTCCTTATGCGAATTTAGTTTGTGATTCAAGAACGGTAAATGTAGCCGATGCTGTCTTGATAATAGTAAACGAGTAAACATCGATCGCACTTGCATTGCCGCCAGTAATCGCAGAAGGAACCTTTGGTGTTACGGTCGTTCCATCAATTTGAATAACATTTGGATAATATGCCGTAGTACCGTTTGTATTCATCCATACAACAGTAATTGCATCGCCAACTGCAAGTGCTGTGTTTAGAGAAACGCTGCTGCTGTAGCGGATGTTGAGAGTATGGTTTGCTGATGCGTTAGTTGTGTAATACCAAATCGAGGCAGTATCTACCTCAAGGTTAATTGTTCCAGTTGCGGCTGCCGCGACAACATTTACATCTTCTTCAAGACCTCTTACAACTCCATCTTTGAAAGTTGCTGTATTGATAGTAGGAGAAGTCAAAGTCTTATTTGTAAGAGTTTCTGAGCCAGCCAATGAAACGACATCAGCATCAGAGATAGCAGTATTCAACTCAGCAAGTGTGGCTGTTACTGTATTTGTTGCAAGGCTAATTGACTTATTTGTAAATGTGTTTGTAGATGATGCTGAAACCGTTATGTCACCTGTTAGAGCAACTGTACCTGTTGAATCGGGGAATGTGATTGTGCGATCTGCTGTTGGGTCTGTAACCGTAAGGGTAGTTTCAAAATCGTTAGCAGTAGCGCCTTCAAGAATAATTGAACCGTCTGAAAGAGTAAGCCCTGAAACTACTGGGCTTGTCAAAGTCTTGTTAGTAAGAGTATTTGTTGTGTCGGTGCCGACTAAAGTTGTTGTTGCATCTGGCAAAGTGACTATGCGGTCAGCCGTTGGGTCTCCAGCGCTTAGAGTTGTCTCGAAAGAATTTGCTGTTGTGCCTTCGAAAACAATAGCATCGTTAAAAGCAACCTGTAGTCCTGATTGCTGACCTGTAAAAGTCGCATTATTGATCACGGGTGCTTCTAATGTTTTGTTACTAAGAGTTGCTGCTGAATCTAATCCGACTCCAGCGCCACCGTTTACTAATATCGCCATTATGCTATCTCGCTTCCAAATGCGCTAAAAGACATATCTGCACTTGATGAGTAAATGGTTACAACATCAGAGGCATCTATAGTCAGACCGAGTGTAAGAGAAACAAAAGAATTTGCCGCTAAGGAGACATCGTAAGCAATGTAATGTTCTCCAGAGAGGGTTGCTCCGTTGGGACGAATAGCGATACGGTAGGTGCCGCTTGTTGCAGCCTGATTCGAGACGACTAAACTTGAAATGACCGTTTGGGTCGCCGATGGACAGGTATACAGCGTTGTCGCTGTCGTTGCTGATGGCTTGGACTGCCCAAGCACCTTATATGTTGTTGCCATGCGTTATCCTCCGATGAGAAGCAATGGGTTTATTGTAGCGGATGCGTTATTTGTGGCTAAAGTGGCGCTGGACGATGCTGTTGCTGCATAAGCCTGAGCCGAGGAAGTAAATGTTGCTATGTCTGCTCCATCTAGTTCATAAGAAGCCGCCGTAAGAGCGGTATAGGTTGCAAAGGCAGTATCTAGGGCTGTGTAGGTTGCGAACTGAGACGGGATATACCAATACTTGCTTGAAGCAAGTATTTTGTCTGTAGTCTGATTTATTCTGGTATCGAGAGTGTCAATGTTTGCCTCAAGGACATTCCAGGTATTTTGATCAATCAACTGGACATAGTTCTCATCAAGTGTTGGACTCGGGCTTATATCAGCCAAGTCTAAACTTCCAGCGGTGGTGTATGGAATAGTAATGTCGTAAGTACGCCCGTTGGGAAATGATTCCTCGACTGAATAAACAAAAGGGTTGGGAACAACATCTGGGTCATTGGTCGCTGGTAAGGTCACAGAGAAAGCACCCGAACTCAAAGGGACGACAACGCTTGATGGGGCAACCATCTGGTCATCTGTACCGTTACGCAAGACCTCGCCAATACTAAAGCGAATCTGACCCTCGATCGGAGTGCCTTCAAAATCTACATAATTACCCGTTATTGTGACGGTGGTTAAATTTGGTCCGAGAGCCATCAGGCACCAACCAAAAATAGAATTTCGAACTTTTGGGTAAGAGCGGACTCAGCGGTGTTCTTTGATGCTAAAGCCGAAGTTTGAGCGGTATTCAGGGAGTTTGCATTTGTTGAAGCGGCGGCTGTTGCAACCTCTAAATCAGTCAAAAGAACATCATAGGTTGTTAGATCGGCTATTGGTACATACGGTTCAGCCATCTTAGACCCCCATAAATAAAAGAGATTTGACCGTGAATGATTCCAACTCATTCGCTGCGGCTGTTGCCGCTGCTGCGTAAACCTGCGCGTTGGCTTCGTAATCTTCCGCATCTACAACAATCACACGGATGCCTTCTGCGGTGGTGTAGCGAGTCAATAGAGCCTGGTACTGATCAGTTGTGACATAAGATGCCGCTGTTGCTGAATCAACTGCTGGGAGTAAATCTGCGAGGTTTTGCGTGGTGTTAGCGATTGAAAGAGGAAGGGCAATTTGAAATTCACGCCCTCCCGTAAAGTTTTCTGAGATAGTGTAAATAAATGGTTGCGGCGCAACATCAGTATCGCTAGTAACTGGCAAAGTAATAGAAAACGAGCCAGTTGCATCTAAAGTTTTAACAATATGAACTGGCATAATAATTATATTTTGGGTTACTTCTTTGAGTATTGTTTGAGGTTCAAAGGTCAAAGAACCGCGCACAGGATTGCCGAGTAAATCAACATAGGTGCCTGTGATGATTGCGGTGGAAAGAGATGTTGGTAATGCCATGGTTTATGCGCCTTGGCGTATTACATTCACAGTTTGTGTTGCGCTACCGATTGCGAAAAGTTTTTCTCCATCTTGCATTTCGATAGAAAAAGTTGCCCCTGCTACAAGTTCAAAGCCATAGACGGATGTAGTGACACCTTCGCCACCTAGATAGACCGTAGACCCTCCTTCTGGATTCTGGACTGAAACAGTCTGACCATCTTTTCCAGCATAGTTAGAAGAAATTTGTGTCGCTGTACTGCTAGTAACTGTTACTCGTTGATGAGAAATTGCCATGATGCTCCCTTAGAAAAAAAGAGGGTGACTCATTTTACTGAATCACCCCCCTTTGGATTACTTGGAGGCGACTGTTTTCTTCGCCGTTGGTTTTTCAACTACTTCAACCTCTGGCTCGGCTTTTGCCTCTACCTTTGGTTTTACTACTTCATCAAGAATCTTGATGTAGCGGCTGCGGTTTAGAGCCTTTGCGTGTTTCCATCCCTTGACATCAATGATGTCTCCAGATTTTAACAGGCGACCATCCACGACCATAGTTTTAAGAATTTCTGCTTTCATATTACGCAGTCATGTCAATCCATACATAAGAGAATGTACGGGCTGTGTCATTGATCGCTGATGCTGTTGGATTGTAAAGATAAATTGAAACTGTGTCTGCTGCTGAGACAGCCGCTCCACAGAAAATCAAATCATCATTTAGGTCTGATGGTGGGTTTACGATAATGATGTCAGTTGTCTTGGCACCTGTGAGGGTGAAAGTAACTGAACCGCGAGTTGTTGCTGCGATTGAAGCAGGGTCTACTGATGCTGTACCAAAATCTAGTCCATACACCATGTCGCCAGTTGAACCTTGAATAGCACCAACTGAAACTTCACCGCGAGAAATACGATTTACTTGAGGCATTTATTTTCCTTTTCTAAGAAAGAAGGGGAGAGCCTTTTCAGACCCTCCCCTTCACTCAACTTAATTAAGCAACGATTGTGTTCCAGAAGTAACCGAGGTCTGCTCCGATTACCTTGTTATCAAATGCCATTTCCGCTTCGATGCGGTCTGACTTGATTGACTCCATACGGAACTGTGAAGTTCCGATTGTCTGTCCGAGACCACCTGAAACACCTGTCCAAGCGAATGTGTAACCCGCTGAAGGTGTAAGAAGTCCTGGATTTGGAGCAACATGTGTAAGGAGTGCGCCCTTGCCAAAAGCAAAGCCGTAAGCCTCAGATGCACCTTCGTTGTTAGTAGCCTTTACAGCCTTTGCAACCATTACGCGTGGGATGTCGAACATCGCTGCAAGCATATCGGTTGTGATTGTCTGTGAAGATGTGTACTTGATACGGTCTACAAGGTCTGGGTGATTCTTGAGAGCCTTGAATACATCGTATCCGAGAACGAGTGTGTTTGCTTCCATTCCTGTGTTTCCAAGAATTTCTGCCTTTCCTGCTTCGAGATCAGCGATTGGGTCTGATGATGCGTAATCTGACCAATGCTTTGTCTCACCTGATGATGGAGCGCCAGCAACACCAGTTACATCGTCTGCCCATACGCCTGTTGTGAAGAAGTCAGTTACGAACTGAAGTTCACGGCGAAGCATTAGACGGCGTGTAACGAACTCTGTTGCCTCACGGAGAGGGTTCAAAGGTGAGTCTGCGTTAGCAAGTGTCTGATCATCTACATCCTTGTGGAACGCCCAGACATCTGCTGAGTATGTTCCAGTTGAAAGGTTGTAACCTCCACCAGCAGATTCAGTTCCAGGTGCGCGGCGCTGAGCCTCATCACGGAACCAATCGTTCTTGGTGTAAGTGAAGTATTTGTCAGACTTCTTATCCACAGGAATTACTGGGAATACCTTATCTGCAATGAAGTTGTCCTGATTCTGCAAGTAACCAACAGAAATGTTGGTAAGGATTGCATCAATGTGGACTGAATTGATATTTGGCTGTGGCATTTTTAGTTATCCCCCTTATGCCGCTCTGCCTGGATTAGCGCAGTTTACGACTGCTGTGACGATGTTTCCATCTGCCGCAGATTCAGTTAGTAGTGTTCCGACAACATACTTTGTTGTATCTGTTCCAGCAACAAGAGCAACTGCCTTACCTGCTGATGATGTACCAACAAGTGCGCCTTCGCCGATAGCGGCTCCAGCAACAATCTTTGTTCCTCCGACAATAAGCACTTCTGCTTCCTGTCCTGAAGTTGGAGCGTTCTGAAGGACTCCAACAGGAATATCAGTTGCGGCTGCTGCCGCTACTGCCTGTCCTGATGAATCCAACTTGACGAATGTGTACTGCTTAGCGGAAAGGTCGGCACCTGCAACGAGGGTGACCTTTACCGAGTAATTACTGATTTCGTATGCCATGGTTATGCACCCTTTTCATTACGGTATTGGACATAAAGTTCAGGATTGGAAGATGCGGCACTAGCGAACGCTTGTTCGAATGTCTTTGCATTTCCTTCCTCAACTGCCGACTTTGCCATTGCAGTTAATCTGCCGTAAGCATCGCCTGTAGTGAAGTCTGCTGATTTCCCGATTTCAGCAAAAATGTTTGCTGATTCAGCCTGAGCATTTACAGATGTGAGGATTTCCTCTACTGACTTTGCTAGGTCTGCATCAACTGTGGACAAGCGGCGTAGCGCTGGTCCAACCTTCTCTGCATCGAGATTCAAGTTTGAAAATCCCTTTGCCTTTTCAATAGCCTCTGCATCAGCCTTGGCTTCGCGCTCCTTGCGGAGTTCTTCAGTTGCGGTTTCTGCTTGCTTCTTAAAATCTTCAATCATTTTGACGACTGACTCAGGAGCGGACTTCATAAAGTCCTCATCTTCGGTCTTTTCTGACTTTGGTTCTTTATCCCCGTACATTTTGTCCATCTCGGACAACTTTGCTTCAAGGTCAGCAATCTTTTTCATTGCTTCTTCCAATGTCATCTCAGCCTTATCGACTTCTTCTGTAGCCAAAGGGTCTTTTTCATCCTGCATATCTTTAGGCATGGATTCCTCCTTGGTAAGCGTTTCGTCCAAGACTCTCTGAACTTCAGATTCATCGGCTGATTTCATAACCAACCAACCTTCATGTAGATGTGCAGGGTGATCTACCCCCGAGGTTTCCTCAATGACTAAATTTGCCATTTTGCGAGTACGAGCCAACATTCACTCCTAACGAAAAGTGCCTACCTAATCCAGTATGGACTGGTAGATAAACACGGGTCTTGACAAGTATAAGAATAACACAGGTGTAATTTCACCCTTTTTAAGAAGAAATCAGAATCCTCAAATTGACGATGGCGGCGATCAAATCTTCATAGGCAACCATCGAAAAGGGTTGTTCGTTCTGCCAGAATCGGGCAACTCTGAAATGGTAATCGCCCTCGGTCATCTTGCTCCAGACAAAAAACGCCTGAGAATCGTGGGGTAATTGAACTGCTAATCCAGCGAATCCTGGGGTAGTTGCAACGGTAGCAACCTCAAAGCCCATTGATTTAATGATGCCAAAAGTGTCGTCAATAACGGTGTTCATTTACGCCCTTTTCCTCGGACTTCTCTACTTTTTTAGGGTTGAGACTTTATGACCAACTTTTGTTTCAGTTGGCTTTCCGTCACGGTACAACTGAATTAAGGCGGCTGGGTCATCTTCGGTTCCCTCAATAGAAAAACTTGAATCAGGAACATTGATTTTACCGCTTGAGATAACTCGTACTACCTTGCCCTGAGCCTTACCACCTGAAGAATTCCAAGAAACCATATCTCCGCTTTTGACTGAGACCGCTTTGTTCATAGTTGAATTTGCGGCGATATAGTCCTCGACAGCCTTGGCATCTTCACGCGATGATGCGCCAATACTAAATGCTCCCGTTTCTGACCTGCCCATTGGAGCGAGTTTTTGACCTTCATCAGCGGTTAAGCCCATTTCGTCATAGCGCATCCAATCATAAATTTCCGCTTTGAATGATTTACCTGTTGATGGATTTGTCATTTCAAAAGTCCATGCCTCGGTTACTTTTCTTTCGAACTCATCGCCCTCAACTCTTTCACCTTTGCCAAATAACTTATCGAGAACGCCAGGAGTGGTTGTTACTGAGCCTTGCTTGCTAGTGCCTTCCACATCTCCGTATCCAATTTTTCTTGGAGCGCCTTCCGCTGCCTCCTCATCTAACTCCGACATACTTTCGGCTATGTCTGCCAAAGAAGCACCGCCGCTACCAGCCCAGTTACCGTGTGATGATTGGTCGTGTTCTTGGTGCTTTTTCATTGTGTCTTTCATTGAATAAGCCATCTCGCGCATAGCCTTTTCGATCATAGACTTTGCGTAACCTTTAAGACCAGCGATTCCCTTTTCATCAACTTCTTTTTCAATCATCGCGTACTCATCGTCCTTCATGCTTTTCATAGGACCATTGCGAAGTTCTTTGAGAATCTTTTTGTCTTTCATTTGGTTTCCTTTGGCTTCTTTTTCTTTGGATTCATAATTGTATCAACATGGACATCATTGACTCCTGGACCATCTTCCTTCTCAACTTCATCCATATCAACATAAAGGCGCTCTGCCTTACCGCCGATTGAATAGCCAAGAATTTCTCCTTCTTGAACTTTCTTCCACGCCCAAGGCTCCCAGATAACACCAAGAAATACTGTGTTTGGCGGGTATGTATGGCTTACTTCTAATCCGCTTAGAGTTTTTATGGGAACTGTTAATTCGTATGGGAACGCCATAACTTCTACCCATTCTCCAGCAACCACATCTCGGTCATGCTGTAGACGGATACGGCGGTCATTGGTCTTTACATAATCCCAGACTGCTCGTTGCAACTCATCTGCATCTGTCCATTCACCATGGGCATCAACTCGATCTGGAATATACATAGCCCCTAGCGTGTAACGCTTGGCATCGTCAGCCTTTGTAACCCCATAGGCTCCAATGCGTGTGGCTTGCTCCTGATTCTTTGAAAGTTTCTGCCACGCTAGTGATTTCTTGGCAGGTGCATCAATAGCCTGACCTTCAAATCCGTTGGCAGTAGACCATTCAAGAGAAATATCTAATGCTTCTTTTGCTGTAACGGATAAGCGATAAACAGGTATCTTCGTTCCTGGATTATCAAAAGCGAAGCCAACTGAAGCGCCCCAGGTATGGTGACCATCAATTACGAAACCATCGCTTGAAATCAGGATTCGTTCGTCTTGTGGAATTCCACCTTCCTCGCGGAATTTGTTATAGATGGCTCCAGAGCGAGATGAGGAAATTTCTTTCTGAACTGGCTTCAAAGTTGTTGGGTCTACTTCTTCAGCCGTTGATGTGATTCCGTCAGACTGCTCAATCTCAGCAAGAAAACGAGCGCGTTCTTTGCCAGGAATCTGAGGCATATCTTTACGAGCGATTCCCATACCCTCATCGCCAAATAAGAGTGTCCCATCAACGCTTAACTCAGTAAGGTCTGGATGGTCTGTTCGCTTTGCCGCTCCCATAAGAAAGGCAGAAACATTCTTAGCCTCGACATGAGGATGCTTTCCATCTAAAATATCTTGAGCAACATCGTTTGCCCAATTACCGTGAGTCTTTTGATCGTGCTGTCCTGGGTTATGTTTTGCAACTTCTTTTTCAGCCCGAGCAATTATGGTTTCAGCCCATCTAAATCCAGCATCTCCACCCCAGGCATCCCAGGCAACTCGACCCGCTGAAGGGAATCCCTTTTCGCCTTGGCTAAAACCAATAGCCTTTTTGTCTACTGCATGGCGAGCCAAAAATGATTTCATTCGCTTTATAGTTGCAAGCGAGATACCTTCTCCAGATGCCAACTGACCTGCGCGAGAGCGACCAATTCCAGTAAAGCCATCTCCAGCCTTGCCTTCAGAAATCCAATCAAGCGCTCTACGGGCTGCGGTACGGACTGCCATTGGCGGCACGAATGTCTCAGCCTTTTCTACATTCTCTACGGTAGGCGATTTTTTGATAACTTCCTCAAGGCGCATTTCGTACCCAGTAGTAGTTAGGAAAAGTTGCACATTGGCAACTGAAGAACCTGTTGATTTAATAACATCAGCGATCATGTCTGCTGGGAGTGAGCCAGTAAGGGCTTCAAGATTAGCGTTCTTCATAGTGTCTACGAGGATTTCGAACTCATCCCAGACATCGTTATCGGGCGCTTCTAGCCCACGGCGCAACATCTCATTTACGGCTAGGTGATGCACTTCCAATACCTCTGGAGATGCCTCAGATTTATGAAGGCGCTCATGCAGGGCGCGTAGTTTATCTGCGCTTAACTGGATTAGTTTTGGTGCAATATCAGCCATGGCTACATAGTAGCGGATTGAATTACAACCGTTATTTAGTTTCCTCTACCTGGATTAGATTCATCTCTATCATCTTATCCAGAATAGCAATTTCTCTTTCATCTGGAGGACCAGAAATATCTGAGGGCATAGAGGCATTAACCTTGGCTATCGCCTTGAGTCTTTCTTGTCTTTTCATATTATGATTTTACCGCACTTGCTGGCTTTTCCCTAGCGGTGCCGTCATAGACCAAGCCATCGCCATCTCTATCAACTGGACCTTCAAAGAGGTTTCTGCCTTCAGGGGTAAGAATCTTGACATACTTGAGATTGAGGTCCTGAAAAAGCCTCTCGCCAGCCCAAGTTACCGCCTTCTTTGTATCGCCAGTAACAGGGTGTTCATATTCTGATGTGGTTTTGTCTTTATACCCAATCATTAGAAAATCGTTAGGCAATGGGAAATCCTCATCCCTGAAGTCTTTTATAGAATCCCAGCGCGGTCCGTTTTCATCGGAAACATATCCGTTGGTCGCTCTTTCCATAAGGGCATCAAATTCTAGTCTTGCGGGTTCTCCAAATTGGAACTCATCAAGCATCCGTCCGCTATAACTTCCTGTAATTCTGGCTTCCACAATATGCTCAAAATTTTCTTGGCTTGATTCTGGGTCCCAGTCAAAACCATCACGCGCCCACACGCGAGCGCCATCCCAGCCCGTTCCAACCGTGATAGCGCCAAAACCTCTTTGGGTATACCAAT